GTTAAATAAGCTCATAATTAAACACCTATAAGACCACCGCCATAATCGCCGCCAGTTCCACTGGGACCGCCGCCACCACTCGCTTCACCAACCCCCTCCCCACCTGGCCCAGCATTGCCGGCATCAAAATCATCCATTAAGTTTGGTGGAGCTGCATTACCAGCATCAAAATCATCCATTAAGTTTGGTGGTGATGATGATGGTGATGATGCTGAGTCAGGAATAAACGTAAGTTGTTGAAATTCTTTTCCAATATGGATACATCCGCCAAAATTAAGGCTATTATCTGCACTCGGTCCCCAGGCATTAGCAGCCCCGCACGTATCCCATGTTTGGTCACAGCCTTTGTATACAATATATGTGCAAGTATTATCAACTGCCACAGGAAGTTCAACATCAACGGTGACAGTATCTGTGCCAGCTACAAAATCTTTAACCTTTCTGTAATAGGTTTTTGTGCCTTTTGTTATTTCAATTTCTCCATAGTTCCAGTGATTATCAGCTTGGGTAAGAGCATTATCAACAAGGGTAGTTGTCGAACCACTATCTGCTGTGCCAGAAGCGGTTAATGAAGTTAAATCTGCATTGCCATCAGTATTACATTCGGTTTCTCCAAAGACATATGGACATAACTTTTGATATGCATATTTTAGGGTTTTTCGGTTTAGTGGCTTGCCTGTAACTGCTGGAACAGTGAGCCAACTTCTTCCTATATTTGTTGGCTCTTCCATATAGCCATTAAAGGCCTCATTGTAATAAGTAGCATTACCTATAGCATCCAGATATATTCTCTTTATACTAAGGGTTTTCCCTTTGAAATCTTCAATATTGGCATGACCTGCCATATCCCTTGTGACATTATCAAAGTTTAAAGTAATTCGTTGAATTTGACCTTCGAGGGATTGACTTAGACCAGCAATGGTGATTGCCTTTGCAGTATAGACACTACCGCCTGTAGGAAAGGTTATATTAGATTTAGAGACAGCATATCGAAGAGGGGATGCCAGGCCAAGTTCTACCAATATGGCGGGACGTTTTTGAGCAGCGTCCATCTGGGTAATTACGGCTGCGGGAAGTCCCTTTGGCATGATTACACCGCTTTCTCAAAGATTATAGTACATCTCCAATAACTATTACTTATAGGGGCCATACTCAATGAACCTTTTATCCAGCGTCCTGTCATATTTGCACCGCTGCCTATATATGAGGGAACAGATTGCCAACTAAATGAATGATAACCACCATAGTTTTCTTTATAGTGAACAAGCAGGGTATCCCTGTTTGCATTGGTCAATGCTATAAATTGCAGCTCCCATCGTTCTGTAGGTGTTGAGGCAATATTCATATATTCTTTTTTAGCTGATTCCGATTGAGTGATTATATTATAGTAATCGGGCTCAATAGTAATTACTACATTTGGCACTAAAGTAAAATTTCCACCCGCAGCCATTATGCTCTACTCCTTATTAATGATCTGATACGACCATCATTATGATATGATCTAACTATCGCACCCGGGGCTACTCTTTCTGTTATCTCAGTTGCTATCATTGCAAAGGCCCGGCGCTGAGTAGCAATATCTTGAAAAGTAGGATTTGGCATGTTAATGACAATAGTTGTTCCTTCTCTTCCAGTAATATTGACCGGAACCTTGCCGCCTTCCAACGGTATATGTGCCTCTTCTATATCACCTGTTTGGTAGACACCTCTTGCGCTTGATACTCCGCCCTGATCAAAAGAGGGAGGCTGTGCAGATTGAATCATCTGTATTTGTTTCATGGCTAAAGCCCCCATGATACCTGCCATAATTACATTTGATGGAAAGGGGAGAAGAGGTTCAGCCAATGTTTTTATAATAAGCATAGCAGCCGTTATGCCAGCCTGAATTGTTGCAAAGGCCTGATAATTTTTAAATGCTGCTTTACTTTGCTCTCCTCCGGCCTGTGCAATTTGTAAATACATATTGGCAATCATTCCAGCAGCATTCGCATAAATAGCCAACTTTGCTTGCTGTTCAGCTCGCGCAATTTCTATTGATTTATCAGCATATAATCTATTTATTCGATCTTTTTCAATACCAGCAGCCTCCCATAATGCCTTTTGCTTTTCAAGGTTTTCCCTTTCAAGATCATACCGGCTTTTTCCGAGAGCAGCATATTGGGTGTTGAAATCCTGAATAGTTCCTAAATTAGTCTGATTTATTTCTGGTGGAATAATCCATTGTTCCCAATCAAAGGGCTTAATAGCTGCCATCTCTTTAGCCTTTGCAATATAGGCATCCATATCAGCTTTATCCTGCCCTGCCTTATAGGCCTCCCAGGCTGCCACACTGTTAAGGCGAAAACCCTCAAGATGATAGTTGATAATAGCCAAATCACTTTGAAATTCCTCACTTAATTTTGCTAAGTCAATCCAGATAACCTCGTCAAGTGGTTTCTCTATTTTGCGCCGGATTATTTCATGCTGATCGCTGGTTTCTTTCAGGCTTCGATTATATAAACCCCACTCTATCAATGCTCTTTTTATAATTGCCACTTGGCCAATTAATGGAAGACTAAAAACTGATTGATTATCCTTGAGTAGTTTTATGACCTTTGAATATCCTGAATAGACCAATTTCACTGCCTCAGCGATACCCGTAAGGAGATTCAATGAGGTATCCAAATATTCTTCCATTTTCTGATCAATTAATTCTTGATTTGCATTACGCCAGGCGTCAACTTTTGCCCCTACTTCAATAAGCCACATTTTTGTTCTCTGCATTAAATCCAGAACAAATTTATTTTTAATAATAAAATCGCCAAGTTTTTCTTTTAAATCACCCCAAAGGTTTTTTAATTGAACTAATCCGATAGCAAAAGAAGCTGTTTGACTTTGAGCTACTTTAAAACCACGGGCAGCAAATTCAGTGATTATTCTCATTTGTTCCGTGGCATCTGTCGTTGATCGTAACGCCGGAATATATCTTCTCAACATTGTAAATTCACCCTGTTGAGCAAGAGCAATATACATAGCCATTGATTGCACATCACGACCAGTTGCAGTTGCAAGTCCTATTGCCATTTTGGTCGCTTCCTCTACTTTATCTGTACTAACTCCAAGATTTTTCATCAAAGCCATTAGGGTTAAAACCTGCTCATCACCATACTTAGTCACTTTTTGGATACTTGAAGCAAAATCCTGATATTTTATATTCAGTTCATCCGTATACTTTCCGGCTGCTTTTAGCGCAGCAGCAAGATTGATCTCTGCCAATTCTTGAACACCGGCCAAATTTATCCATTGCTTTATCGCTGTTATAACTAATCTAATAGCTTTGCGAATTAACATATATGCAGCCACTGCCCCAGCAGCAAGAGCCACCCAATGCTGTTTAGCCTTATCAAGAAGGCTTTTTTGTTCCCCGAACTGCTGCTTATTTAATCGTGTGATTTTATCATTCTTTGCTTTCTCAGCTCGGAGAATATCTGCTGCAGTGGAACTGGCATGTCTTTTGATTGTGTCATAATCCGCATTAATCTTGGCTTTCATCTTATCAATAGTTGCTTCAGATTTTTTACCCATGCCCTTCCAAGCTTTTTCAATTTCAGTCAGCTTCTTTTTAGTGGTAGTCTTTACATCGACAACCCCCTTATTAAACTTCTTGGCATCAAGGTCTATTTCAACAAAAGTTTTTCCAATTGGTTTAGCCATTTGTGAGTATCTCTATTATATTAGATTTTGAAGCATCCAAAGCTGTACGCATAAAAGGAGTATAATGCTCTACAACCTGGGCATAATATACTTTCTTTGTGCCGGCATAGACCCTAACATGAAGCTGACCAGCCTTAATTTCAATATATCCTCCACTTTCACTGCCATATTTTTCAACGACCCTAATAGATTTTTTTAATGCTCCTGCATCTCTGGCCGTCCAGTATTGACCCTTATATCTGCCTCTGCTATACATCGGTCTTGATACAGTTCCTACTGGACATTTTGAACGTGCCCTTTTAGCGACAACCTCGCCAGCCTTTTTTAGCCGCTTTATGCCATTTCTCATAATTTCTTGATTTAAGGGTTTTGCATCCCAAAAAGCTATACGGCCCATTATTTCTCCCTCATCTTGCTAATCCAGTATTTTGACATTATAAGGATCTTCTCAAAACATTCTTTACGATCTTTGATCCGATAGAGATCCATTGCCCCATATATAGCCTGATGATTAATATCTATTGGCCCGTCATATCCCATGATCAACTGATTCCTGATTAAGAAAAATATCTTAATTGGTTCATCATTTTCCTCAAAATATGCTGGCCTGCATGTACCGCAGGGCGGTTCCTCTGGTGGATTTCTTTTACCGTAAAGTTTCCTGCATTTCTTACAGGTTGGGGCATAAACATCTTGCCACTCTACGGTGTCGATGAGTTTTTTTCAGATGCCTCAATCTGTTTACCTTTTGCCTCTTGCTGCAATATTATACAGCGAGCCATAAATCGATCAAATACAGGAAGAGTAACGAGTTTGAGCTTATTTTCACGGGTGCATTCTATGGGCTTTTTTTTGGCATCATAGAAATCTTTCAGGTCAATGATTGAATAATCAAAGGCATCATCACGTTCTTTTTGCTCTTCTTCCGCTGTCATTACCTCATAATACTCGACCCGCTCCATTGCCTTTGTGGTAGGATTCACTACAAACTCATGCCGCTTTTTTCGTTTGGCTAATCGTTCTTGCCAAAATTCTCTCATATCACGAAAACAAACCTTCCCACTACCAGGGATAGGGTCGTCATAAATGACTTCACCTGTTTTCTGATCGATGCGAGACTCAAAGAAATCAAACCAGTCACCTTGCCTTTCTTCAAGATCAAAGATTGTTCCTTTATTCATATTGCCTCCTTATTGTTAGCTTCCTGTTCCTACTTGCTCCATCGCCGCTGCTGATACCTGGCCCTCAAAAGATACCGTCCCCAATCCGCTCCTCGGAAGCGTAATCGCTTTAGCTTTAGTAGTAATAATGTTTCCACCTGAGCCTACACGCCAAAAGGTGCTCGTATTAGCATAAAGATAAAGATCGGTTGAAGTAGTACCTGCCACACAGAGAGCATCAAGAGCAAGCTGTCCTGTCGAATCTGCCGGGTCGTAATTACCGCTAAAACTGAGTGTCCCAGGATCTCCTGTCTCATCTGCGATGAAGACTTTAATCGTATCTGTAAATGAAGTTGTTTCAAGAACTCCCATCGTAAATCCGCTCAAAGTCCATTCTTTTATCTCGGCAACTGTCACCGACCCCAACATTACTTTTCCGCCACTTCCATTTATTGCTGACATTTTTATTCCCTCCCCTGTTTATGGTTTACTCAGGGTAATAAAAAAGGACGGCGAGAGAGGTGCAGGCCCCTACATGCCGTCCTTTAATATTCTTGCGTCCCCCTGGGTGATCAACCCTCCGAGAAACCCTGATTGTTAATTATTTATTGCTACTTTCTCCTTTCACATCGCCGCCGAAGTCTCAAACCTCGGCTTACTTACAAATACCGTTGAATCTACCTTCTTAAATTTCTCATTAAATCTGTCATAAAGCATTTTGTATCTTCTTTTAAAATCCTCATCTGGAAACCAGCTAAACGGCCTCATACAATAATGCTCTGCAAAGGCATCAATAATCCATGCTGTTCCGCCCATCTCCCAGGTTTGAAGGACACAAAGAGTTCCGTATAAATCAAACCCAGCTAAAGATTCATCAAACCTGAAATCTTTTTTCATATTAACAATAATTACACATTCATCAAAACAAGATGCCGGTTGCGGGAATGAATGAATATCCGATGAATCAAAATGCTGGACTATCCGCATATCGTGAAGTCTCCCGCACATCCGGCCTTCCATATCTTTTCCTATAATTCCGGCTACCACCCAAGAGTCAGGCAAAAGTTTAATCTGTTCTTTGACTTTACCTAACCAGCCTTGCCGATAATACATATCCTGGTGAGTTAGAACGGCAATATCAGAGCCTTCCATAATATCCAAGAGCTGATTCAATCCCTTTGTCGCTGATTCAGGATTGATAATATAATTCAATTCTCCTGGAAGATCAGACTTTTTCAAGACTGTATTCAGTCTGTAAGCATCATTAACCATAACCCCAAAGCCTATTTTCATTTAATTCTCCTAAAAAGTGCTACGCCCAGAGGAGAATGCTTTTTTGATGTATATTCAGAAATAAATTCCATACTCTCGTCTGTTTTTAATTCTTTAACAATCCTTTGGACACCCCATTCTTTCATGAGTGAATCGTGATATATCAAAAATCCCCCAGGATTGAGTAAGGGTTTATAAAAAATAGTATCTAATTTTACTCCAGGATATAGATGATCGCCGTCAATCAAGATAATATCATAAGTGGATTCAGAAGCAGTCTTGAGAATATTCTCATCATCTGATCTGCCTATAAGTTCTTTGCGCTCAACCCCTTTCAGAACTGTTTTGCGAAATTTTGCCTTGTGATGCTTGTTGTCATCAATAATTGTTATTTCAGGATGGAAAAAGTGATTGAACAAATAAGTAGTTCCTCCAGCTGCAACACCGATTTCAAGATAAGATTTCGCACCCCCAGATTCCAGTATCTTCAAAATACATGGTGCAATTTCATCGGGGATTTGCTGAATATGTATCCCGCCCTCAAATTTTCCCCCAAAAGTCCCTAAATCATCCGAACCTGCATCAACAACAAACTGCTCAATTTTTTCTAATGTAAATTTCATTGTTTTTTTTAAACCTCCTTCGTTAAAACCATATAATCAACATGCCAAGCCTTTACACCAACTGTTCCTATTGGCGTGGTATGTTCATCCATAATTGTAGTCAGGTTTTCTCGCTTCATCCAAATCAATGTATCAGTAGCATCTCCGGTTGGTGGTATGGTTAAAGCGCAATCATCAAACAAAGCCTTTAAGTCTTCATACATATTAGCAATTTCAGCCACACTTTTTGATGTAGAAAAAAGCGAAAACTGAATTAAAATATCTTCCCCATCTTTGCTAAAAACACCACCAGGTGTATCAGTAACTATAGAAAAAACAACATATGGAAATTGCCAGCCTTCCGAAGCCTCATCCAGGTATATACGGCCCCCGACATCGCTTGAAAGAGCTGAATTATTCGTTTTTGCAATTATGGCGGTCAAAAGGTTTTTCATGCCGCCTCCTTGACCATTAAATCCAGCCATTCATTCGCTTCATTGACGTTGACAATGCTCACAATATTGAAATACCGATTGCCAAATTTAAGTCTCCATGATGGTCTTAAAACGCTTCGATATCTGATTCTAATCCGGCTCGTAATTGTCATGGTTTCCTGCATTGACTTTATTTGCTCATTGGCAGATATAGGCCAAACTGCTGCCCAGACAGTAGCGGCATCAACCCAAGTAGAAGTAAAGCCACCCATGCCATCTGATACCTTTGTTACATATTGAAGCGTTATACGTTTGTTAAGATCACCTATAGACATAATCTTTTCTTAATAGATTGAAGCCGCCCACAAAGGTAAGCTGTCCATTTCCATCTATGCTCATGGTGAACAAAATCAGAGCAAGTCCAATAAATTTTTATCTTTCTCTTTTTCATCAAAACTCATCCCAAAGCCTTGCACTCGCAAGTAACCTCATAACTGCCTTATTTTCATGATAATTTAGAGTACTCAATACCTGCCCTTCACGATTTGCATATAGATCCGCTGCAATAAGCAAGATTGCCGCCTTGATTTTATAAGGCACTAATGCCGCTGTAGTCCACCCGCAGGCAAACTGAATCGCAATGGGATTTGAGGGATACGCAGTAAATGAAGGCCAAGACGTTGCATAAGGGAGTACAATCTGTCCACATTGATCACCATTTGTTTCAACCAGGTAATCGGTTGTGATGGTCATTGTGGTCTGATCGCCATCTGAATCGGTGTATTTTACCGTAAGGTTACCAGCCTGAAGATTACCAAAAGGGAGCTTTATCACATTACTATCCGGCCACTCATCAAGATAATAATCCCATGTCTGCGTAAGTAGTGCCCTCCGTGTAATATCTTCTACATGCTCCCAGGCTGTTTTAATAATATCCTTCAACAAATCATCTTCAACAGAGGTGGCAGTCAATCGGATTATCGTTGTGCCAAAATCACAGGTTGCCACAGCCACAGTTGCCACAGTGCGGATATATCGTTTTGTTCCTGTATAAGCAATTTCTTGTATTTCGTTATCATTATCAGTTGTAACCTGGGTAAAGGCCCCGCCGCTCCAATCGGTATAAGTCGAATCATCATCTGATTCCTGGATTTTGCAATCAACTGTGCCACCGGCGCCATTTGGGCCACTATTGAGAGTTACGAGGGCCCTATAGCCCAAAACCTCAACACCTGTGCCAACAAGGGCATAGGATGCTATTTCGACATGATCGCCAGGAACTATGCTTTGCGTTTCATCAACATTGTCGGCAAATGAACCTGAATCCAGACGCAGGTGTAGTTTTAACTCCGCCAGTGTGATTGGTTCCAATACCGGAGCTGTATTCAAAATCACTTTCATGCTTTTACCTTATTTATATCTAACCGGCGGAGGCGGATTAGGCCCCCGCCAAGTTAGTTATTCATCCACTTCTTCCCACATAAACCCGAACAGCATCACGTCTCCAGATGCCAGTAAGGTTTCTGTACAGATCACATAACCTGGAGGGACAACAATCTGCCCGCCCAGATCAATCACTGTATTTGCTTGGAGTAAATCAGTGGTGATATTTGTTCCAAGAGTGGCGACGTGCTTCACGATTGTCCCAGCCGATGCCGTAATCGAGGCTCCTGCGTCGGCAATAGCCACAGATGTTGCATGTCCCCAACGAGTACACCGTACAGTTATATCGGCGGTGTATCCTGCGTGTACCGGCGCTATTGCCAATGAGAGATTAGTGTCCGCGGTAGGACTGTCCATCATTGCATAGTTAAATTCGTGCATGATGAAGAGTTTTCCGCTCCCAGTCGGATTGACAATGGCAAGTCCTGTGAATGTAGCGTGAAATGTCGTAGAAGTCGTAACGTGCGTCTGATTACAAGCGGTAAATAACCTACCATTAAGTGCTGCATCGGTATATTTCCCTCCCCCTGGTTTTGAGAGCAAGATTCCTTCATCATCGCAAAGCGATGGAAGTCCGATTCCTGATCTTGTTTTTCCGTACATGATAATTCCTCCTTTTAGGTTAAACGTGTTCTGCTACATAAATAGCTCTTAAATCCTCAACCCATCCGCCATTGTGGAAAATATACTTTGCTCCCGTATCAACGGCATGAAAGGTTGAGCCTTCAGGGGCATCGAGAATCGTCATCATATCCCCCGATTGCCCATTCCATCTTTGAATTGTTGTTTCAAGGCATATCGTCATGATTTACCTCCTTCATATCAGCTTTTCGACATACGCACCCGGATCAAGCGGCGTATATAAAACCCCAAATTTCAGGGTGCCGTCAGTTGCATCAGCAACAGAGGATAAAAACCCTATTTTCCCAACACTCGTAACACCTGCAAGTGGTGTAACTCCCAAGATGGTTGGTATAGTGTCTGGAAGATAAGAAATAGCGCCATTCGCCAACGTAATCGCAGCCGCTGCAACCGAACCACCAATATAAGTGATCCTGGTTCCAGGAACGTAAGTATCTATGCTCGCGTGAACTGAACTCAACTCTTGTAATGCGATTGATGGTGTGGTTTGAATGTAATTGAATACCGTCTGGACGGCCCCTGCTATTGTTTCTGTTACTTCGGCAAAGAGCGCGTGGATAATAACGCGGTTATATACCGTGAAATAATACCGCTGAGTCTTTTCACCCCACACGTCATATTCCGATTCTGAGGATTCAACGAATATTCCATTTTTGATATCGCCAATTGATTCTATTGTTGATGGTTGATAAGTTCCTGGCATGATTATTTACCTCCTTTACTAAGGCGACCTGAAATATGGCCACCTTTCTTATGTTATTACTTCTTTTTATTTACTGGCTTTTCCTTGAATGCCTTGATTTCATCCCGAAGGGAAGTTACCTCGCTTTTCAGCTTGGCAATTTCGCCTTTAAGAGCGGAATCGTTAAATACAGGTACCTTTGCAGGAATCGTCAAGCTTGCTTGTTCTCTTACAACCTTACGGGCAATTTCATATACCTGCTGAACCTCTTCATTACGCATTTTAAATCTCCTTTTAAGGCGGCCATATTTCAGGCCGCCATGATTTTTAGATTATGCAAGCGCTGTTACTGAAAGATTCTTAGTATAGCGCGGTGTCAAAATGGCCGTAACCGTCACATGACCTGTTGCAGTACCAGGGTCAGTGAAAACTATCGTCAACCAGTTCTCACCGTTGGCAGTATCCATATCTACCGCATCGACCTCAGCGATCAGCATATATTCATCATAGGTTCCGTGTGTGAGAGTAAGCCCGTCGCTGGTAGCATCGGCCCCTAAAACATCACAAAGGGCCGTTCCCTGAGCTGCACTTCCAAAAGCATAATGGAAAGTTAATGCTGATGTAACGGCTGCATCGGTAGCCCCGGAATAGATATACATCACAGGGCTTGCTGTTCCGATATCATGTAAATTAATGATAAAGGAAGCTCGATGATAATTTTTCATGTTGATAGAGTCGCCAACCAAATTACCACCAGTATCCATATCGTCATAATTCAAGACTGGAACAGTTTTAAAATTTTCTGCTAATTTCATTGTAATTACCTCCTTATTTATTAATATTAAGCTCTGGCCGCGATTGTTAGAAATGGCCCAACAGTCTGGCTCCCTTTATAAGGAGTTACAGAGCTTGCCCATCTTGGTTGACCATCAAAAAAGTAAATGAACCTGTAAGTATTCTGGTCATAGATGAATTCTACATGAATACTCATAGCCTCGTTAATGTCGCCCTTATTGGCTGTGATATACTGGCTTAGATCGGCAAGGATAACGTCACCTGCATCCCCAAGGGCCGCTGCCTGTTCAATCGTGATACACGGAAATCCATTTAAAGAACTAATCCGCTTACCCTGATAAAACTCAGTTTTATAGAGAGGAGCGAAAGCGCCTCCGGTACCAATAGCAAGAGACAGGGTGGAAAGTTGCGGTTTCGTCTCACGATTTACAAGATAAACCACCGAGGGCCTCTCTTCCCAGAGCCGTGATTCCATGTTGAGGATATTCTGTGTTGAGATGGTATCGGCTTTCTGTCCGGTATCCTTGGTAACAGAAATCAGGCAATCAGCGTTGAGAATTCCAAGAGCTTCGCCTGCTCCGGTGCCATTGATAACAAGATCCTGAGCTTTAAAAGCGAATTCCTCACCAAAGAGTTGCCGCATTTCTTGACCCAGAAAGGTTACATTCCTAATAACCTCACCAGATGCGTAATAAAGCCCGGTCAGTTTGGTCGGTTCAATGCGGATTTTCCTGAATTTGGTTTTAGAAGCGGTGAATTCAGCAAGCTCCGCTGTGGTATAAACACGGATACCCCCACCACGAGAACCATTTGCGCGACTGGTTTCATCAATACCGATAATCTCAACAAATTGAGTCCCGGCACCCAATGTGCGGGAGGCACACCTCGAAAGAACTTCACTGTTATTAAATCCAGCCGTCATGAGGTCAATAGAGGTTTCACCCTGAAGAAAAAATCCTCCATCTGAGGGAACGCCGACTGTCATACCGCCGGTTGCCGCTGCACGATTCTCTTTCTTCGCTTGAGTTTCCAACATAACCTGATTACGTTTCTCAGTTTGCTCCAATCTGGACCGCGCCTCAGAAACTACAGTGGCATTATGAATATCAGGTCGTGACATAGTACGGATGTCTAAAAGTTGCTGCCCCAACATAGAGGCAGGAGAACCCCGGTAAACAGGTTGGTCAGGGACTTGAATATCAACATCATCAGGTACGGTCAAAGCGCCGGTGGAACCATCGCCATATAGATCAGATCGGAGTTCCTCTTCTTCCTTAAAATCATCCCATTCCCGTTTTGCTGTCTCAATTTCAGCTTTAAGGTTTGCTCTCTCTGTCAACTCTTCCTCGGTCATGGCCCGCTTTTCCTCTTCTGCCTTTTTGCGGATAGCCTCCATTTTTTTAAAGGCATCTTCCATTCGTTTTTGAAATTTATTCATTTTTTGTACCTCCATTAACTTGATTAATTATTCCAAAAAGTTCATCCTCTTCTGCAAGAAGGTTAAGCGTGATCAAGGGATCTTCTTCCTCTTCTTCTTCGTCATTCGAGGGAATAACGGTTTTTCTATATTCTTCAAGCGACCTAAGTCCCACCTCTGTGTCGGGATAAGCTGGAAACGCAACCGGAGAAACATCAAATAATTTGACTTCCATAAGAGTCCTGATTTCCTCTTTATTCTGTGTTTCCCACCTATCGGTAATGGTCTGGAATCCGAAACTCATTTGATCCACGTCTCCTCTGTCGATTGAGGTCATAAGATCACGTGCCCATTGAGCATCAGGGGGTGTTATATCGATTTTTAGGCCGTGTTCATCTTCTTTTAGGGTAAGGGTTTTGCTCTTATTCCGGGCCAATACATAACTTGAGTCATGATTCCAAAGCGCCCGGACATCATCTTTTTTAATGGACTTTTTAAAGGCCCCTGGTTCGATTTTTTCCCGAAATCCGCCTAAGTCCTCAGAGAGAGAATCGAATACCGCTGCATATCCTGTTATTGTCCTTAATCCTTTATCATCAGTAATCGCCCGGAGTTCTGTTACTGGAAAATCCCGACGTTCAATAGATTCTGTTTTCATTTTCGGCCCTCTCTTGTTATATAAGGTTTGCCAATCGCACGTTCGCGCTTGGGTCTATAATTTTTATCTTCAGGTTTTTTTTTCTTCTCTTTCTCTTTTTTGTTTTCAGACAAGATGCTCTCCTGTAATGGTTTTCAAATAATCAATCACCTTATCAGCAAGCCTTATAGTTTGATTTGATGCAATCTCACCGGCCCTTTCGGTTTCCCAGGTGTCCATCTTTTCTTTAAAAGCACCCATCCTAAGAGATTCGGAAAGCTCTAAACGAGACAAATTTATGTGGTTTTCTGCATAAATGGCCACCTGATCACTCACAAAACGCTCAAAGCTTGCCTTGTTTCCGTTCAATTTCAGGTCATTTAGCTCCAATTCCATGCCCAAAATAGCATCCGCAAGGCTCATAAAGGCCGGAAGTAGTTGGTTTTTGATGTATTCGGGCATTTCTTGATAGAATTCATCGATAAAAGCGTTAAAATCACCGTTTTCAGCATGTTTCTCCATGCCCCAACGGAGCCGCTTTGTTTCTTTGCGAAGCACCCTATTAGCGGCATCAATAAAGATACGCTGATAGGCGCTTTCGAGTCTGGTTCGGTATATCGCCTTATTTTCAAGGCTTTCCTGTTGTGAGGGCTCTTTTTCCTTTCCTGCATCGGTTGCAGGCATCATATTCAATGGAATCAGGTATATTTTGCCCTGGCCGTCTTCCGTTGGATTCATGTTCTCTAATTCTCGAATTTCATCGGCATTTAACCATCCATTATTCCGACCGACGGCATAAGCTTCATACCGGCTTTTAATATCTCCCCGAAGTAACCCATCGACAAGATGCTCAAAAAAGTATTCTCCGCGTTCTTCCGGACTTAAAAGGTTCATATTATAAGATTGTTCAAGGCGTACCAGCCACGACCGCAAGGTTTTAGTGACATAATCAATTGCGAATTGCTCTGCGCTGGCGTAAGTGCTGGCCTTGTCATACTCTCCGTACATTTGAGGGGGGAGACGATATACCCGGGTTCCGATATCGATATTTTGCAATCTACGAGTTTCAATGAATTGAGAATCTTCTGGGGGAATACCAATGTTTTTTATATCCATGCCATCTTCTAAAAGCATGAGGCGGTGAGCATTTCCAAGACCGCCATAAACTTCCACGAGAGCTTCCCTCATAGCCTTTGGATCTTTTAAAACATGTTCATGTGTCACAACCGCACTCGGGTGTGTCCCATTCCCAAAATAGAGTGCCCCAAATTCTTCAAGTGCCATTCCAAGCCCAATAGCCTCCCTCGCTGCTGCGATAGGTGAATATCCAACTAAACCGTCAAAACTTAATCCCGGGGCATGAAGTATTTGACGTTTTGGAAGTTCAACCGGGCCAAATCCTTTTGGGATAGTAATCCGATATTTTATTTGCTTTTTGTCATCCCTGAATACAGTTACGCGGTTAGGAGCTATCGGCCAAAGGGCCACAATCCGATCACGGCCAACCATGCCCCGCCCAAATTCTTTTTCAGCATACGCATTGCCCCAAGAAAGAAGATGTGAAGCAAAGGTCTCTCTAAAACTCATTGCCGTCATTTCTGGATTTGGTTCATTGTGTAGAAAACCATAAAGCGGATGTTCTGTTGCCCGTTCTTTCCCGCCGCCTTCCAATCGACGATAAAGATGGAGTGGAAGAGATGCGGTGTCTTCAGAAAGAATTTTAATGCAACACCATACAATAGATAATTTCATGGCGTTTAATTCAGACACAGCGGAACCGGCTTTTGTTTTCGGGCCACCAACCCCGCCACCGTATAAAAACCCGCCTGGATAATACCAAGAGTCATCCATAGGTCCCAAAGCCATACGTTTTTCTAATGTACCGATAATACTCAAGGTGATCTCCTGCCTGTTGGGATAGCTTTCTCAAGAGCCGGTTTTGTTAAAAAGCCAAGCCCAAGCAGCATTAATAAAACTCCGACTACGGAAAAGGCTAACCATTGCCCATAATGTAGATAAAGCCCATACCCAAGCATTGCTATGCCCCCAAAGACAAAAATATCCCTAATATCAAAGGCATTCCAAACTACCCTGACAAGGGATATTAAGAGGTTGTTTGTCCTTCGCAAGACGTTCACTTCATAAGTCCAACTCACAGTTTTAGATATATGTATATTCTGAGGGTATTATAAGGTGGGTTTTTCAGAAAAAAGGCGTTTGACACTCAGTGACACTCAGTGACACCTGAGAGCATAAGTATTTCCTTGACAGGGTTTTTAATTGGTATTTTTAGCAGGTTGTTCGAGGCGGTTTTTAAACCATCCGGAAATAGCCTGTTCTGTTGTGGTTGGCTTTGTAGCAATGTATTGTAGAGGGAAATCTTCTTCTTTTACCAATCTAATAATAGTGTTTCTTGAAAAGCCAGTATGATTCTGTATATCTTTCCATCCGGTTATCATATCATCATCCTCTTTTTTATTTCCTCAGCGGTTAATCCATCATATGCCGATTTCTCCTGGCCGCCCCGTAACATTGCCCGGCCTATAGCCATAATTAAAGCCACTGCCCCATCGATACGCTCAATGGATTTTTCCTTGTCCGGCTTTTTATTCTCTGCTGGATCTACCCGGATTGCTACATTTGACACATTCCATGCCAAAACCGGATTGCCACCATGAGCAAGGTTGCCTTTTAAGACCATAGTCTCAACTTCTTTAGTAGGGGGGCTCATAGAGGCGTAACCCTGGCCGAATTGAACTAACGACCGTTTGCCTTCAATTTCAAAACCCAAGTCCTGCAGGTCGGTTGTGATTTTCTGAGAACCCCAGCGGTCAAAGGCAAGTTCTGCTATCTGGTAATCAGTCATATCTTGTTCTATTTGATGCAAAATAAAAGCATAATCAATAATATTTCCAGGTGTGAGCTTGATATATCCCTGTCTCGCCCACACATCATAAGGAACCTTATCACGCTTGACCCGCTCTATCATATTATCTTCAGGAAGGAAAAACCGGCATAAAATCTCATATAAGCCATCCTCTTCTTCCGGTGGAAATACCAGCACCCAGGCTGTTAAATCGATATTATTAGACAAATCAAGGCCCCCATAGCATATCCGGCCTTTTAACGCTTCAGCATCAACTGGGAAGTTACAGGCATTCCATTTATCAACAGGCAACCATTTTGTAATTGACTCTGTCCAAATGCAGAAATTTAATCTTTTAACGATATTCTCCTGGCTTGGCATGGATTTTGCTTCTTCTACTTGGCGGCGGAGATAGTCTTTAAACGGTGCCCCGAGATAATTCATATTAGGATTCGCCTTTTCCCATACTGATTCATCTCTCCAATCATCACAGTAAGGACACCCATCTTGAGGTATAGTCTTTCCCTCGGCAGCGCACTTGTCGCAAACATCTAAGCCGGTCATCATACCGAACCAGGCGTCATCTTCTATTAATTCTTCCAGGATCTTCTCTGTATGCTCATGATGCTGAAAACAGATTGATTGACGGTCATATCCACTATTCGTAATTTCAAATTGCAACCCCTGGCGGCGGCCTTTCATGCCTGCACTCATTTTGCGTACAACAAGGTCATTTGGATGTTCATGGATTTCATCAATAAGGGCTACGTGAGGACGTTTACCGTCAAGTCCCCGGTGTTCTGAGGATACTGGCCGGAAAAAGCTATTTCCCGCTGGATAGGCAATATTGTATTTATCTATGATTAGAATTTCTTTTAGAGATTCCGAAGCCTCGGCATAAAGCCGTGCATCACGGAATAATATGCTGGCTTGTTCTCGTGTAACTGCTGCTGCATATACCTCGGCGCCTGGTTCATCATCAAAGGCAAGACAATAAAGTCCAATTCCACCGGCAAGGGGTGACTTGCCATTTCCTTTCGCCTCTTCAATATAAGCTGTTCGGAACCGCCGGAACCCGTCTTTTCGTTTCCAGCCAAAGATTGAGCCAACAATAAACTGTTGATGTGGAGTCAGGGTAAAGGGTTTACCATCAAAAGAACCTTCGTAGAATACGAGAAATTCCTCAAAAAAAGATATAATGTGATCAGCAGCCGCCTTATCAAAATAGATATCTTTTCGTTTCAAATCCTTTAAGTGTCGTTTGCAGGCAAGTTTTACCCACTTATTAGAAATGATTTTACCGTCAATAATATCCTGAGCATATTGAGTGACGGGGTGGAGGTTTATTTTTTTAGCTGTTTGTGCCATTTTTCCTATCCCTGAATGTTTCAGTTTTCGATTTTGGTTTTGGTTTCTCGACTTTCAGACTTGCTCTGCTTGATGGTGATAGTCCAAGTAATACAGCCGCCTTCATCATACGGTCATATGCCTCCCGCGCGACACGGAGATATGGATTGAGGCCTGGTGTGCCGTCTGACTTTTTATAGACAAGCCCTGCCTCATGTACCTTTTCTGTTGCCTCTGCCCATTGACTAAAGGCATCACAATAACCAGCTAATACCGCCATATCAAGATCAGTCATTAAGCCAATGGATAGCAGGATCTTACCTGCCCGCTTCCATTCTTTCCGAGCTTCTTTGTCCAGGTGCTTAGGACACCTCGGCATTCTCTCTTTTGGTTGTGGTTCTTTATCACGAGGGGGCTTATGAGTGCGTAATGTACCGCCTGTAATGTCAATTATTTTTGATGGTATTGATTTACGTCCTTTCATGATTCTATCCTTTTGATTTCAATGTCAGGGAAGGCATCTGTCATGCGTTGAAGGGTAACAGCACAATAGGCAGGGCTGATTTCTATTCCATACATTAGCTTATCAACATTTTGTGCAGCAACTATAAACGATCCGCTTCCAAGAAATCCATCAAGGTAAATATCCGCCGGAAAGTCCTGCATAATATTAACGGCGAGGCCAACAGGCTTTTGGGTTGGATGCACCCGCCCTATAAGTTCATCCTTCCGATTTCCCTTTCGCAATAATCCGCTCCATAAATGCCTATAGATGCGTGATGGTTTATTAAAATTTGTCCATGCAATTTCACAATCGGCAAAGTTATTTGACGGAATATCTTCACGTTTATCCCATATAAGCCAACAAGGAGAAGGCGGTAAGAACGCCGTGAAATAATTTCCGCCCCATAAAACAAAATCATTTATACCAACATTGATACAAACTTTATAAAACTGTTCGGCCGTCGCTGTTGTATTATCCCCAATTATCGGATGATAGGCATTCACAGGAACCATTCCGCCAGCACCGACAAAACCACGGGTTCCATCGGATTCGGAGGGAAACTCGGTTTTATCGGTGCTGACGATTGATACACCATAGGGTGGGTCAGTAAAAACCATATCCGCCTTCTCTCCCCCCATTACCCGTTTAACATCCTCTGCCTTCGTTGAATCGCCACATAACAACTTATGCTCCCCGATCTGCCAAAGGTCGCCCGTCTTTACCTGCCAGACCTTATTGAGTTCTTCTGCCTTATCAATTTGAGGTTCGGCATCCTGGGGGTCTGGTTCTGGTCCAGCAAGCCATGCCTCTGGTAAATTAAGCCCCCATTCAGTCAAAGGTAAGTCACCCCAGGCATTCGCCAGGACATCCATATCCCATTCACCAAAGGCAGCATTATCTTTTATGATGAATTCCCGTTTCTGTTCTGGCGAAAGTCCCTTGACAATCTTTGCTATGCAATCCTTCTCACCTATCTTCTGCAAGGCAAGCAATCTCATGTTACCACCGAGGACAGTCATGGTTTCATCAACTACGATCTCACGCAGTTGCATCATGTCTGGGAAGTCCTGTAGGGATTTGACAAGATAAGCCATAGCCTTTTCGGTTATGGTTCTGGGGTTGTCAGGATTTAAGTGGATATCGGATAATTTTACTATTCTTATTTCTATTTCCATAGTTTCCTCAAAAAAGTCCAATTTATCGGATGTAAACGTGAAGT